ATCAGCTGCAAGTATAGAAGCTGCATCATCGATAATTAATTCTGCAACGTCATCTTTAAATTCTAGAGGTGAATCAGTACCTGGAGTTCCATCTACATTTTCACATCCTGCTATATTGAATTGAACTGGCTTTCTATAATATACTAAATCTGCACGAGAAATACTAAATTTATTTGCAGTATATACTCTAATTTTATTTCCAATGAATGTGTAGAAAGTTTCTGCCCACTCTTCATTTGGTTCTTTATTGTTATCATAGTACCAGTCATTTACGTTAGCTTCTTCTATAGGATATAATCCGTTAAATTCAAACTCAGCACAAGTAGATGAAGATGCATAAGGTCTTAATCTTTTCTGATAAAGGTAATTATCTGGAAACAACTGAGTTTCGAAATAACCTTCTCCAGTATTTGTACCTGTTAAGGTAGTCTGTACTAATAAAGGTTGTAGGTCATCTACTCTCATTCGTGTTTCTTCATCACCTTCTTTTGTTAGATTTACACCGTGTACTTGTCTTCTAACCCATTCTAACTGAGCTTTATTTACCGCTTCTCTAATTTGCCAACATTGAATATTATCATAATCACTACTATCCAACTTATTCAGTCTTTGTTTGATTTTCAGTACGGTAGTATTTACGTCCATGATTAGTTATCAATTTCAAGCCATTTATATTTCATCTGATTCTTCAGATTTGTAAATTCGTCTATATTGGTAGGAGCAATTAAAAACTCAGCAGCTTTCTTCAAATCTCCAGGATATTTACCATTTGTTTGTCTGTTGTAGATTGAGAAATCTTTTTCAAACAACATGTTATAGTAAAGACCGTCTTTCAAATGTGCATAAGCTACTACAAAGTTCTTATCTTTCTTCAAAACTTCAGCCCACTCTACAAAGTCAACTGGAGTTCTTCTTCTGTCTGTTTTAACAAATTCACCGTTGATGAACTTATTTAAGTCAGCGTAAATCATGTCTCTTGAAGTTTCTTTGGTTACACCGCGATCTGCAGAAACAAGTGATTTATGAAGTAAGAAAAGATCTTCTGTTTTTCCTTTCTCATACAATCCCTCAAGGATATAGATTGCCTTGTTTTTAGCTTTCTCAGGAGCAATGTCAATTTTGATTTGCTCTTCTGGTGCAATCATGTACCATCTTGGAGGACTTGGAGCATTTACTGCTGCATCGTAACTTGGTGCAATTGAAGGAATTCCACCAGCTTTGATTGCATAATATAAAACCAAATGCTCAATATTTTCACCATCTAAATTAAGAAGGTTAGTTTTCTGCTTTAATTGGATTCTATATTTTGACCAAGCTTTACTGTAAGCATCCAATTTTTCAACACCTAGTGCTTCTGAAATTGCTTCTACAGCAAGTTTGATCTCTTCATTTTTTAAATCGTCTAATCCAAGCTTATATCTGTATCTTGGATTACCATCAACATCTGTACCTTTTTCTATACATGCGATAGGAAATGAGATGTTATGCCCTGGAATCAATGCACGTCCAATTGGAGCTGCTTGATTGTTTAATTCTTCTTGAGATGGCAGATATCTGATTTCAGCTACCTTGCCCTTAGTTTTAAGTTCTACTGACATATGTTTTGTTTTGTTTTGGTTTTGTTTCACTTTAAATTAAAGAATCTGGAGGAATGAGGATTCACTCCTCCAGTTCTTTATATATTCGATTAGATCAATCCACCGAATGGTAAACCTGTGATAGGGTTCATCATTACAAGCTTCAATACTCTGGTTGGGTCTTTTACCCAGATAGCGTCACATGGTTTTTCAAATGTAACACCAAAACCTGATTTACGAGAGCTAGATTGGAATGCAGATACACCAGCCATACCATTCAATTCAGTCATAGGGTGAGCTGAACGACCATTTTCAATTCTCATTTTAACTTGAGAAGCTTGGTTCTTCAACAAGAAGATGTTGTTTTTGTTATCATCAACATCATACATGATGAAAGAGTAAGAGCTCAAACGGTAACCGTTAACCATTGGGTTTTCAATTTCGTTTGCTTGGTTGATATTGTCATAAGCAGGATTGTAAACAAACTTGATAGTAACAACACCACGGAATGTAATCTTGTTGAAAGCATATCCCCAACCTAAGTTCATTGCATCTTCACCAGTTAAAGCTCCGATTTCCTTAGCGTTGATAATCATACCTAATGTGCTGTTAGAAACTTCTTTCTTAATAGCATCGTTGATCAACTGCATACCAGCAAAACCTGTTTCAACTTCAACGATTGGTTCTGTACCGTTCATTGAGAAGTCTTTCTTACCAATGTAGTAGTTATAGAACATTTGTTTGAACAAGTCGATAGAGAATGAACCGTAGTTATACGTGTAAACGTAACCAGAGTTCAATTGTTGCCACAAACCAACTGGAGTTACGATGTCTTCTTGACCATCCAACATAACTTTACCGCCAGTTCCCCACATCAATTGGTTTTGGTAATCGATCCACAACATACGCATAGAAATATCATCCATCTTAGTTGCGAAAGCATAACCAGAAACTTTCTTCATAACTTCGTCCTTAGACAAGTTCTTAGAAGCCATGAATTTAGGAAGGTTTGTAACAGTAGGATCACCGAAACCATCAATTTGGTAGTATTCGATAACTTTATCCATATAGTTAGCCAAAGTTACACCGTACTTGTTAGCTTCGTTAGAAACCCAGTAAGAAGTGTTTACAGAAGCGTTACCAATGTAAAGGATATATTCTCTTTCAGAAACTGAACGCTTCAACCATTGGCTGTACTCTTGACCAAATTCAGGTCCAATCAAAGAACCGAATTTACCAATTTTGTTACCAGGAGAAAGCAATTTCTTATCCATGAATTTTTGACCGTTGTCTTTCAAAACAACTGTGTAGATTGTAGCGTCACCTTTTACACGAATAGGGTAAGAAGGATGTACGACCATTGTATAAGGAGACCATTGAGAAGTTTTCAATTCGTCACCTTTACCAAATAAAGGTTGAGAAACCATGATTTCAAATGGCTGACCATCTAAACCTGGTTTGTCAGTAGTAGTGATGTCTTGTACAATCTCAGCTACTTCATCAATAGATGTAGGAACTACGAATTTGTAGTACGGAGAAAAATGCTCAATTACATTTTGACCTCCGAAGTTTGACATTTTGTAAAGCGGAGTTTCTGCTTTACGTGATTGCGCCCAGTATTCAACAGGACCCAAATCTTTTACAGAGTCAGGCATATTCATAACAGCTGGCATGTATCTCTTAGAGATATGCGACTGAGCGTTATATTGCGCTTGCTGGTAAAAAATACCACTCTTATTTAATGTGGGATAAAGGTTTGTAGACATATCTAATTTTTATTTTTTATTGTATTTTGTCGTTAGTCTTTCCAAGGTGCTCTGAATCCTTTTAATTGTTTTCTTTGACCAAGGTTTACTTCTTCTTCAGAAGTTTGATTTGTATTTTTAGAGAACTTAAGTTTTTTTACAGTATCTGCAGTAACGTCTCTTTTAATTTTATTTCCGTATACCTCAAAGAATTTATCTCTATCTGATACTAAAAGAGCAACTTCTGCGAAGTGCTGATTTCTATTAGGATCTAATTGAAGTTCTTCTAATCCTCTTTGAAATCCTGTTACTCTTAAACCTGGTCTAAAAGCAGATTCATATACCGGTTCAAAGATTGAATGTTTAATCACACTTGAAATACCTTTATCATCAAAGGCTGTATCAATTGCTTTAGACATATTTGTTTGATACTGAGCTTTTCTAGCAACCATTTCTTGAGTTCTTTGCTTTTGCAATTGCTCCATTTGAGCAATTTTAGAAATCTCTTGTTCTTCTAACTTAGGTTTAAGGTTTGCTGCTTTTGATTGAAGTTTATTAGAACTTATTAAAAGTTCAATTTGTTCTTCGATATCATCGTCTGTCATACCTTTAGATTCTAAATCATAACGAACTAATTCTTCAGCATCGTTAGGATCTCTAGGATCTAATTGAGAAATGCTTTCTACAGTTCCCCAAGCTTCTAATAATGGAGTGACGTCTTTACCGCCAGCTTTAGCATATTCCATAATTGATTTAACCTGAGGGCTAAGATCACTTAATGTTTCTGTTTCCCATTGCTTTTTACTTTCCTCTACTTCAAATTTTTTATTTTCGTTGATAAGTTCTTTTAACTCATCAAATGTTTTAGGTATTACAAATTTACCATCTTCTCCTTCCCATCCAATTAAAGATGGATTTTCTGAATTGAATTCTTTTTCAAGGGCTTCTTGCCATTCTTTAGGAAGTTCAAGAGAGTTATGGGAAACTTCTTTTTCAGTTACATTACCTGCTGCTTTTTCTGGAGCAATTAAAGATGGAGCAGTTTCTTCATTCTTTAATGGATCCGCAGGTGTAGAAGTGTCTTCTACTTGAATGTCTGGAATTGGAGAATCCTCTTCTTTTACTTGTGGTTTGTCATCTGTCTTTGCGAGTTCTGAGAACAATGAAACTGATACGTCATCATTGAAAAACTCATTTGCTTGTTCTGCACTTACTGTAGGTGCATCTTCTGATTTAAATGCCATAAGAAATTGTTTGGTTTTTCTCCTCCTTACAATATAATTTACCAATTATTTTAAGTATATCATAATGCTCAAGGAGATTATTTTTAAATGTTATTACTGTTTTGTGCTATTATAATACTAACTCTACTTCTTTTTATTTTGATTTTTTACAGATAAACCTTTAAGAATTCTAACATCTTCCGCTTCTTGTTGTTGGATAAGTTTATCCGCTTGAATTTTTTCACGTTGAACATTCATTTTCATCTTTTCAACATTCATTCTATCATCATGTTTTCTTTGTTCAAAAGATAAAGCGTTTCCTGCAGCAATGTTCTTATTTTGTTCTTTGATAAAATCCAATGAATCTGATTGTTGGTTTTGATTAAGATCTGCTGTAGAGAATCCTGCAGCTTTGATTTCAGCAATTTGTAAATCAAGATCCATTTGTTTCTGTTTCCAATAATCGTCATGTTGCTCTTTAGCCTGTCTTTCTTTTTCAAGGAATTGTTGCTGTTGCTGTTGCATTTCTTGCTCATGTTTCTGTTGTTGTTCAACTTGAGCTTTTCTTTCTTCTTCAGCTTTCTTCAACTTAGCAATTAATTCAGCAGGAGAGTTAGATAATCCAACTTGAGCTAATTCATATAATGAACCACCTGCAGTGTTATTCTGCATTAATGCCTGTTTCAATAATTGTAAAGTAGCTTTGACATTGGCTGTAGATTTACATACCACGTTCAAATCTGTAAGCAAGTTACGCCATCCTTCCATTTTAAAGAATGCATTTTGCTCTTCACTATTTACATATTTAATAGAAACCCAAGGTTTTTCAGCACATAGGAACTGTTCAGCTTCCAACATCATCTGACGCACGCGAGGCATCAAATGATTCATATGTTGTTCAAAATACCACTCAGTTTGTGCATGTGATGCAGTAACTGATTGCTCAACACCAGTGGCAGTTGGTTGACCAACCATTTCACCTAAACGTTGAGGAGTAATACCAACTGTAGCAAATGCTTCGTTTTTGAAGTAGTCAGCTAACTTCATTTTAGCCATGATCATGTCTGTATTAGACATATCCATTACCTGGAAGTGTTGGAAGTTAGTAGCTGTTTGAGTATTAGCTAAAGATGTATCAATAGGTGCAATCTTATAATCTTGCATAATCTGGAAGAACTTAGTAAAGTTCTGATTACCCCATGATTCATCCATTGACTTCTTAGGGATCATGTTCTGGTCAATAACCATTACTTTTCCTACAGAGTCAGCTAATAATTCTACAACCTGATTGTTTACAATGTTGTAGTTAATTTGGAAACCTTTCATTCTATCTACCAAAGATTGAGAGATAGAGTTACGATCTGAGAAGATTTTACCTTCTACAGGAAGTTTAGTTCCGTAAAGTTTATTCTTTCCTTTGAATTCAAATTGACATCTTTCGCCACCTAAGTAAATAGGTTGGAATTCAGATGGATTTGTATAATAGTAACCAGTTCTGTTAGAACCGATTTTAGTACCATGACGTAATTCGTTAATCCAAACCCATTCAATATGTTCACCCTTGATTAAGTTATCAGCAGTTTCTTTCTTCTGAAGAGACTTATCATAAACTGGCTTATTAGTAATCTTAAAGTTTTCATCAACGATATCTTCAAATACAACAGCACCAGTATCATCTTTTACAATAAGATGACCTACTCTACGTTGAGAAATCCAATAAGCTTCAGTTACACGTAATAAGAACGGAGAATCTACAGGAGATGAATACGTAAAGTTATTACGATATTGCATATCATACATGGTGAATGCAGGAGAAGAGTTACTTTCTCTATCTTGCCACCATGCTTCCCAAGTTACGTTCTTTTGTGATTCTGGGAATGGTTTGTTATAATCATTATACCAGTGAGACTGATCTGCTACAGATGCTGGGATATAGTTAGAACCAAAACCGTTTGTTACAGCAAAGTTCTTAAGTTTCTCAATATCGTTCTCATCCATCTGATCACCATAAATATTGATGATGTCAGAAGCAGTCATATATTTTTGTTGTCCTACGTAGTTACCTTCAGAAATCCAATATACGTCCGGAGACTTATGGTAGAAAGTAAAACGTGGATTCCACAATTCTAATTTAATATCATCTTCCATTACACGTACATGCCAGAACTCTCTATCAGCTACAAGCATATCACGGAAACCATGGACCTCTAACTCATTCATTCTGAATCGGTTATTATCCCATTCAATCATATGAGCTGCCCATTGTTCAGCAATACCACGGTAATTTTTATATTTAGTTTCAACTTGAGCTAACTGAGCAGCAGCGTCCAATTGTTGTTGGATTTGCTGTTGTTGCTCAGGATCTTTGATTGCAGCAATATTAATACCCTGCATCATTAACTCTTGTTGTACTTTGCTCTTAGCATCTGCAGCTAATATTTGCATTACGTCCTGAAACTTCTTCTCATAGATTTCATTCTTAGAGAATTCGTCAGTAGCTACAGCAATAATTTTATTATCTCTCTTAGTAAATTCACCCACCATGACATTAATAATGTTAGGGATAATTGGGTAGAATCTTAAAGGAACTTGTGTCTTTTCTAAAGATTGAGCACCTAATACTGCTACATCAGGAGCAAATTCATTTCCAGCATCCATTCCAAAGTCTGTAAGATCTAATACGCCATTGGCCATATTATAGTTCTTCAACAAACGTGGGCCAGTATCCATTAATTGACGTACTGCAACCCTTTCTAAGAAGTCAAGGTTCCATTTAATCCAGTCTTCATCTTTATCAGCTTCTTCTACAAACTGCAAAGGAGTAATGTTCCATAATTGATATGGAGAGTTACTACCAGCAATATAACCTTTAAGGAGGTCCCTCGCTGTTAGTACTAGATCTGATTTTACTTTACCTTTTTTAGCCATTGTAGGATAGTATTTTACAATACAATTTACTAATTTTATTTGTTACTGAAAAATAATTTTTAAAGTTAGCGTGTCTTAAAGAATCCTTTTTTAGGCACTAGCACTTTATCTTCACCTAGTCTTAGTGGTGTTGGATCATGAGTTCTAAAAAATCCTCTTGGTTGTTTAAACATTTGTGGCTTTGGAACTTCTAACTCATCATTTTCAATAACAGATGCTTTTGTATATACACCCTCTGAAAAATAAAACGATGCCATCTTTAATGCGTAGTTAAATGCAAACCAGCGGTCATAGTTACCTCCATCACGATACTGTTTAAACTCTTCTAATAACCCCACATCTTGAATTCTTTCAACACCTCTAACTACACGTATTAATTCAGGACTTTCTTCGTCGTTGTTAAAGATACGATCTAATTCCTCACTTAGGTAGTTTTTTGAGTGATTTATTAATTCTGTTCTAAGTCTAGACTCAGCACCATTCATTGACATGTAAACTCCATACTCTCTGGATGATGAGTTATTAATCCCAAGATCAGCTGCCCAACGTAATTCGTTCTTAGTAACCAAGTATTGTCTAAGGTTACGTTGCTTCATATAATCAATAAATGCTGAGACGTTATTCTCCACCAAAGTATGGGCATTGTAGTATCTGATCATGTATTCAGCAATCAGATGATGTTCTTTCATATCATCATATCTTCCTACATACCAGCATACTGGTTTCATGCCATCATAAGAAACTTCAATGATTCCATTCTCATTACGTTTCTTTTTCTCAATTATTCCTTTTACAATGTAGATTGCAAATAATGAGTCTGATGTAGTAGATTTATCTGTAGCTACAGGATCGACTCCTGCAAAATAAACAAACTTATCAGGATTCTCAATTACTCTATCTTCTACCATTTGCACACAACCGCGTTTATCTTGACCTCTGTATGGATACTCTGTAATAGGTTTAATATACTCTTCAAACTTCCATTTTACACTACCGTCATCTTTTTCATAAAAGGCTATATTACGTATATTTGCGGATATACGCGTATCAAGTTTTATTCTATCTTGTTGTTTCTTAATGAGTTCTGTAGGATAAATAGATTCCTTACGATATGCAAAAGCCTCAGACATAAACTTAGGATTCTGAGATTTTAACAATCTATATTCCTCAGGAGGTAATTCTTTCCAAGGTTTCTCATCTGCCATTTTACCAAATTCACCTTTAGCAAATCCCTCATTTTCAGCTTTGTTCAAATAAGCTAAAGCTTTGGATACATCACTGTTACCATATTTATCCACACAGTTAGGCATACCATATTGTGCTGGAATAAATAATCCTGAGTACCCCTCCCCATCTACTTCATCATACCATTTATTTTTTACCTTCAGAAATCTGTAAAGCTCAGGGTCTTTCATGAACTTCTCTAAAGGTTTACATTCTGTCAAGTCACCCACTGATCCACCAAATATAAAGGATCCTACAAGTCCACCACCAGATTCCAAAGCGGGGTTTAAGTAACCTAAAGTTACGTCTGCTGTAGGAGCAATACCACCTTCTTCATACCATCCATAATATAGAGGACCACCGACACCCTTTTTAGGATCTTTCTTTAGAGTCAATGCAATCAATGTACTTTCAAGTCCTTTATCCTGCCATTCACCATTTACTTTTACTTTTTCTTTTTGGATCCATGACTGAGCACCCCCGGTAAAAGCTCTCTTCCAATCTGTATTCTTATTAAGGAAGTTAGAATAGGATTCAATAAATTTCCAGGTACCGTTCTCTCCAGTGATAAAGTCATCATCTGACGCAAACATCTTACAAACAACTTTCTTCTCAAACCAAATAGCATTGATCATCTTTGCTGCATGGTGAAAAGAGTAAGCCATCTGACGTCTCTTAAGAATACAGGAATGTAAGTGTGATACCTCAGCTAGTTTTTCATATAAAGCTAAATGATATTGTGTATCACGTATAGATACAAAGGTTTCTGCAAACCCTTTCTCTTTATTTGTAATAGGACAGAAGTTCAAAAAGAAGTAATAATCCCTAGTAAGATACCAGGTTTTGTCTCCATTTTTCCAGATAACACCAAGACGACATTTAAGCTTTTCATCATCCCAAAACTTCTTACGTCCTTGGGATCCTTTTGGTAAATCTGTGTATGAACCTAACTGGGTATATCTAATTCCTAGAGCATTCCACCCAGTAGTTGTTTCATCAAAATCATACTCTCCACAATCTTTATATATAGACGTGAGAAAGTCCGCAAACTCCGATTGGTCATCAAACGAAGTCTTAGACCAAGTTTTTTCAACTGCGTCATAAGTAGGTATATTTTTAATAGGTACTTTCATTAGTCAAGGTCTTCATGGTCATCAACATCATAAGCGCTTTCTCCACCACCTCTCTTATGTACTTTACCAGCATTTACTTCTGCTTGGTAATCTTTAAGAGCTGCGTCCAAAGACTCTTTCATTTGCTTATATGATGCATAATGTGATTTAATATTGTTCATATTACCATCCTTTGAGAAGTCAGGGTATTCTCTTTCTAAAGCTTCGGCCATCTTATCCCACATAACTTTATAGGCCAAATACATGCGATATCCTGGAATAGCATTGAATAGTCTCAATACTGTTTCCTTTGCTTCATCAATCTCAGGTACATCAATTACATCTATACCAGGTAATACTTCACGTATAATGTTTTCTTCTTTTAGTTCTTCTGCCATATTAGCATAAGGATTCAAAGAAGGGTCTAATTCAAACATATAATAAAGGTATGCAAATACTCTACCAGCACTATCTCCATACATATCAATAATCGCTTTTAATGGTGTAATAGTATAGCAATGTGCAGTAGGGAGTACTACAAACTTATTAGTAGGGTCAATATCAAATAGTTTAATCTGCATTATTTCTTGTGCGCTTTTAGAATCTCTTTTACTTCCTTTCTTAGGAATGGTAATTCTATTTCTGTAGTTTTTAAAACCCTTGGTCTACCATCATACAATACAGGTACTTCGTCAGCATCACGCTCAATCTCCTTATGGATAAGAGTAATCTTACCACATTTAAGACTAGTATTCTGCTTCCAAAGCATGTACATATACAACGACATCTTCAACGAGTAAACGTTAAAGTTACAATTGTCTAAGTGAGATACTGGAGAAAGTAGTTTCTCAGGTTCAATAAATTTTTCTGGTAATGAAAAAGCTTTGCGGTTAATAACTTTGTCGGTCTTGAAATCCTTAATATGGATTGTACCATTAGCTATAACCACTAAGTCAGATTGACCACATATCTTATAAGTGTGGTCATAAATCATAAGTTCAGGATAAACTGTGTTATCCTCAATTGTTTCCAAAGGAAACGAGTATTTGGTTTCCGCCTTCTTACCAGTGGATTTTACTTTACAAGTAATTCCATTTTGGTCATACTCTCCTGCTGCTAGTAACGCATCTTCTTCTGCTTCATGCAGAGCTGTACCAGCATCAGTAGATTTTTTTGCTTTGGTTTCCCATTTCTCTTTCCACTCTTGTGCAGTGCCACCATGCTTCTTAGCATAGTTCTTTCTTATCTTATCCCAATCTTTCTTTACTTCTAAGTTATGTATCAGTCCTGAAACCGATAGATATTCTGAATCATCATCCCCAAGATACTTATGTTCATCTTCAATAAATCTGATTCTCATAATATTATTTTTTGTTCTCCCCCATGGATTCGAACCACAATTCTCTGAACCAAAATCAGATGTCCTGCCGTTAGACGAGAGGAGAGTTAATTACTTTCTATTTCTATATCTGAACCCTATTTGTCCTAAGGGCTCATCTTCTCTTCTTAATAACTCTACCAATTCTTTATATGGAATTCTAACTCTGTAAGACTTCTGAGTACTAGTCTCAAATATCTCTGAGATGGTATGATCCACTTTAGTTTCACTACTAAAAGCTTGTGACTTTACGGTAATGAAATCCTTTCTAAAGATGTGCTTTACATCTATGTCCTTTTCTCCAATTATTATTGGTTGACCGTTTTCATCCAAAACAGGCTCCTTTGTTTTTCGATTAATCTTGAACTTTGTTACTGTATAAATAACGGATAACTCAATATCTTCTCTGAACGGACTGTTTTGGAATTTTTTCATTCTTCTACTGTTACGGTGAATAATAATTGAAGGTTTTTTTGTTCTAGATCCTCATCATCTAGATAAGAAACTACTATCGACTTTTCCCAAGTACCTAATGCATTCTTATTAGCATCAAAGTTTACTTCAACTTCTACATGCTCATGTGGCATTATAACTTCTTTAGATAATTTAACACTTGTACAACCACATCCAGGATATAACGCAGGTGCAGTTATTCTATCAGAGTTATTATAAATGTCAAATACAAAGCTTTCAATTGTGTTTCTTTTTGCAACCCCAATGTCTTGATTGTTGTTTAAACAAATTAGTCTCATAATTCTACATTGTTTACTTTGCAGTATTCTAGCCATTCATTCTCATTCATCATAGCTGGAAAACATGGTGGCGTATCTTTACAAGCTTCATTTCCATAGAATAAATCTTCCATAGGACAACCACAATGTTGACAGTATTCTAGTTCAGAACACTTTGAAATGTGACTACGATAGATAATTTGTTCCTGGATATGTGCAGGTAAACTACGGAATCCTAACGCTTTACGATAATGCGCTTGGAAATAGTTATACACTCCACGTGGTGTAATACTTACAGTTCTATTTGGATCAAATATCCAATAGATAGTGTAAAAGTTACTCTTCAGAAATTGACGAATTTTGCTCTGCATACTGCTTGATTAGATTTATTTTTTGTTGTTGTTTTTGATTTCTAGCTTCTTTCTTGTTTAAGAATTTGTTTCGCATAATCTCTAGCCACTCTAATTTATTATCTGTAAGGTATGCTTTTCTTACATTCTTCCAGCCAGAGTTAATTGCTACCCAAACTCTCTTATAAAATTCCATGAACTTATTTTCTCGTAAATGCCAAGAACCTATATGAGCAATGTCGTATTTAACATCGTCAAAGTTCTCCAATCTTTCTTTAGAATGAGAGAATATTGTTTCAGCAATAGACTCTACTAGCTTCTCATCCAGATTGTTTTTCTTAGCTATTTCCTTATACCGCTCCCTGAACTTTATAATCATCTGACTTTAGTTTTAATGATACAAGTATACCAGGTGTGTTAATCTTTGCAATTAATTGATCGTTAAAAGTAAATCTTCCTTCTCTTAATTTGCGTGATTTATCTCTAACTAATACACCAGATTTATGTAGTTTGGTTAATGAGTTACGAACTGACGCTAAAGATAAAAAGATCTTTTGGTCAACTGCTGCCTTAAGATCTTCTAATGATGCGCCATATTTCATAACGTATATTGCCAACTTGTATTCATTCTCCGTCAGATGGACACCTCTACCCATCATAATGATCCTGAGCAATACCTCAATAAGATCATCAGCCTTTAACTCGGCTTTATATGTCAATAGTTGATACTCCATGTTCTTCTAATTCTAATTGTAAATCTTCGGTATCCACTATTCTAAATCTCCTAATATGGAAAGAAGGCTCAAACATTCCCTGGTGTAATTCGTCATACAACTCAGGATTGCGTAATTCTTCTAATTGAATAGCTCTACCATTTCTTGTAAATAAGGTCTCTCTAACCGTATACATTTCATCTTTAACTGGTCTATTAGGAATAAGGGACACAAGCTTAGGATCAAACGTGTCGTCAATACATATAACTTGTGCCCCCTTCTTCATAATATTAGTTTGTAGCTGCAGGCGTAGCTTCTGTACCAGGAGCCATCAAACCTTTAGACAATTCTTGCATCATATTGTTCAAAGCAACTTTACCAGCCATAGCTTTGTATTGTGCTTCGATATGACGAGCTTCTAATTCTAAAACCTCAACTTCATACTCTAAACGACCTTTGTATTCCTTAGCTTCAGGAGTACCTTTAGTCATTACAGCTTTACGTTGAGCTTGCATTTGTGCTTGCATGTCTTGGATGCTAGCTTCTGAACCATTCAAGTTTACTTCTTGATTTTCCATTTTTATTTTGTTTTTAAGGAGTTTCTAAATGAGATCGCTTCACGTAGCGTTCTAAAATTACGGGTAATTTTTTTACCATTTACCATTTTACGGAATCTGTAACTGTTACCTTCTTTACAGATGTTTGTTGATCGAGTTGCTTTGTACGTTAACATTGCTTTGGTTTTTAATTAATAAAAGGATGTTCAATTTTGTTTGCTTCTAAGTAGTCTTCAAAAGATTGAAACTTATTGTAGTACTCAGATAAATCATTGGTTGTCATAATATCCATTCTACGATGTAACTCTAAGAACTCATTACGAGGAATCTGCTTAATAGCTGTCTCATCCCAAGTAAACTTAGGATATTGCGATTCCATATCAGCAGAAGTAAAGGCTTCTAGTTGATCTTTGAAAGCAGGTATACGCCCAATAAAAGCAGGGATAGCCCCAAAAGTATGCTCAAGAGATAGCTCATAGTGTCTACTTAAGTTGTTTCTGTGTTCTGTAAAATCGTCTGACGTTGCGTTAGTCATAACCTTTGATGATGAAGGAACTAAATGTATAGCTTCTTGTTTACCAAACATCTGGTTCTTTCTTTCCTTATTGATTCCTATTTGGTGTCCCATACTATAATTTAATCATTTTAATTGTTAATTGCAAATTTATAATGAAAAAAATTATTTACCAAGTATTTTTTCCCACTTCTTTGTAGATTTACGAGGGTTGTTCACATACTCATTTAACTCTTTCATTGCGTCTTCTACAGACTCAAAAGGAATAGATTTACATCCTATTCTAACAAGACATCCTACAGACATGAATTGAATTACGATCTCATGACGCTGTAATAGTTCTGTTTTACTAGGAATATACTCATGCAATTCAGGAACTCGTAAGTTCAATGCTGCAGCATCTAAATCATAATCATTCCCTGCAGGTACTACAGGAGGATTTAATGTATTACCAGGAACTGGAGTAAGTTCTGATTCATCGTGGAAACGTACTGTTCCACCATTGGTTGTTGTTGTAAAGTATGCCATTGTTTAATAAGATTTAACGATTTTACGAGAAATTACAGTACCAGTTGCTTCTTCAACTGTTTCTTCAATTTTTACTCCTGGAACAAAAGTTATTGCTTCAGCAACTTCTTCATTTTGTTGTGTAGTAACTTGAATTACACATCCTACTCCGTCTATTTGCATAGCCTTGGTAGACTTCATCCAACCTTCTTCTTGAGAAGAAGCTTTGCAGATTAATTTAAAAGTATCTCCATTACCAAAGAATTTAACGTCTTTTACGTTAGATTTTGTTGCTGAAGCATCGCTGTTGTGAAATGTTTTAGCCATTGTTTTTATTATTTATTATATTCGTGATCAAGAATTTTACCTACTATATCAGATCTGTGGTTCTCTTTTAACTTAATCCACTTAATCTCAGGGATATGTTTAGACAGTTCAATCGCATAAGAAAGACCATTGAACTCATCTTTAATGTCCTTTTGCTCATTATCTCCATTGATAATGATCTTACCATGTTTACCCAAACGAGTAAGAATTGCTAGCATTTCATGCTTAGTTGTATTCTGAGCTTCTTCTACAATTAACAC